TCTTTAGAAGCCCCATAAGTCCCACGAAGTCTGTCACGCAAGCCACGAATATCACGAAGATCAGCTTCTAGTTTTTTTGACAGATCTGCTCTCGCATTTGCATCGGAAGCATCATCCATAAGCCTTTTGTACTCAGCAGTAACATCTTCAATTACTGCTTGCATGTTTACGTCACCATACTTCAAAGCAATCTCAGCATCCATTCCCATGGTTTTAACATGATGCTTCATTAACATTTCAATGTCGTTTTCTAAAAATTCCTCAATTAGTTCATCAGGTATCTCAAGGGTTCTGGCTTTTGCACTAGATGCTCTTGATACCCAATCAAGATTAGTAGCATCTTCAAGATCATAGTAAGGACGATTTCTTGTAACCGTATCCATAACCTCTTTAGCAAAAGCCCTTGCTTGCGATTGATTCATCCGAAGAGTTCTGGTGGCATATGTTTCTATAATAGAGAGAAACTCTTTTTGCTTAGCCATAATTTTATCAACCCTATAAATTCTAGGAACATAACTTGCAGCCGTATTAGGGGTAACCCCATGAGATCTAAACTGTTGTATTTTAAGCTCAACTCTTCTTATAGCAGCAGTATCGCCAGATCTTTTTGCAGCCTCTAAAGCTTCATCAAGCTCTTTCTGGAAAAGGCCAGCTTTCTCAGATTCGTTCTTTATGAGATTAAAAAGCTTTCTATACTGAGTGGTTGCCTCAGTAACAAACGGAGAAACGTCATCTCCAACTCGGTCAACATCACCTCTACGCATAGCTCTTGCTATTCTGTTTCTAAACTGAACTTCAGTAAGATAGGATGAGGATGAGACCTTATCGCTAGCAAACTCCTTAATCATCTGAAAAGCTCTTCTAGAGTCAGAAGTAGAAGGAGTAATGCCCCTATAATTTAGATAAGCTTCATCAGAAGCTCTTACGGCAGCGGCAAGCTCAGACATATATTTTGTTCTAAATGTAGTCTCTATAGATTGATCCATTTCAAGTTCTTTGGATCTAACCTTCTTTTGCATCATGCCACCGACATCTACCATGCCAACAGCAAGACCTCTCACTATAGGATTTTGACTTTGCATCATCCTTATGACGGGATTCCAAGGAAGCTTTTCTACTCCAATACCAGTCCCTTCTAAGGCTTCATCTTCCATATCAGCATATGCTGTTTGCCTAGCACGATCAGGTGATACACCAGCTCCAGCAGCACGAAATGTGCCATCACCTTCAGACGCAATATCATCAGCAGGGCCAGTAAGAAGCTTCTGCTCTTGAATGTTTCCTGTTCTAAGGCCTTTGCCAAAAGTGACTGCTAGAGAGCCACCGATAAGACTCATTGCAGTTAAGGCAAGTGCGCCATGACTAGCATCCCTTTGAGTATTTTGACTATCTATAAGCATCTGCTCTGGGGCCATAAGAGCATATGTATAAGCAGAGCCGCCCACAAATCTTCTGGTTCTGTTAGCTGTTTTCAAAACTTTTATAGGAGCAAGAGGTGCAAATATAGTGGGGCTTGTTAAGGAGGATGCTATTGTCGCTGGAACAGATCTTGTTGCAGACAAAAGGTTAGCGTCTTCAGCATCTTCCTGCATACGATCGTAAAGCATATTAGATTCAGCAGAGCTGCCAGAGTGACGAAAACGCCAAGCGCCAGACTTACCACCTATCTTTTTCATAAATGGCTTGTCATTAAAAACAGAGTATCCAGATGTTTTTTTGAATTTAGGATCGCTGGCTTCTATTGATCTCATTAAAGCTGGAAAGAAATTGTTCTGTCTAAAAGCAGCGCCCCACACACTAGAAAAAGACTCATCAAAAACCGAGTAATCATAAGCATCTTGGTCTTCTAGTTGAGAAGGTATTCTTTGCCCATATTGAGTATTTGGCTTTCCATAAAGAGTTGTATAGCCCTCGATAAAATCATCCTGAGTGGGCATTAAAGAGTTTGCTTTAGATTCAGGCAATGTTTCAACAACATTAGGAAGGGGTGCTTCATCAGCGAGATCATCTTCTATAGATGGAAGCTCTACAGTAGCTAGCTCTTCCATAACAGAAGCATCTTGCTCAACCATAGACGTCTGAACTTCTTCAACAGAAGACTCTTCCTCAGGCTGCGGCGTTAACTCAGCTTCTGAGACTTCTTCCCCTCGATCTTCTTGAACAGTTTCTGGCTGAGCAGCCTCTATAAGCCTCTCAACTCTTTCATCTCTTGATGTATCAGACGGTGGAACAGCAGAAACTACAGCATCCCCATAAACCTCTTTCGGCTCAGGACTGTCTTGCAAAATCTCTCTTTGAATCTGGTAATCTTCAGCAAACTCAGCACCACCAGTAACCTGATCTGGCGCTCTAATGCCCCTGATAGGGTCTGTTTTTATTCCAAATTGTTCACTTTTTTTTTGAGCGCCTGTTTCAAAATAATCGGCTTCCCGATTACGTCTGCTGCCGTAAGCATCACCAAAGTTTCTAAGATTGCCTACAGCACCGTCCCAATCACCTGATGTTACTTGACGCCAAAAGTTAGGTGTTTCAGTAGCAAGATTGCCATATTGAAAAGCAACAGATGTAATCACCGTAGCTTCCCTCATTGGCAAATCATCAAAAGACTGACCAGTTTTGGTCTTCCACCTTTTCTTTAGAAAACCAAGCTCTTTCTTTTTAGCAAACTCGTTAATGGTCTTGGCCTGATCATCACTAACAACAAGATTGCTTGCAACCTCATCAGCAGCAGCGCCCTTGATACCCAAGTATGGGGTAAGTAAATCAATGATTTCTTTTGATAAGCCCTTAAGATCACTGACAGATCTTGCTCCGAGATCAAATCCGCTAGCAATCGTAACGCCAGAGTCAGACCCTTCCGGGTTAGGAACATAGCCCTTTAGACGGAAACCTTCTTGCTCAAGAATAAAGTCCCAATCAATATTACTCATTATCGCCACCCCAAGGTAGTTACTCGATCAATCATATAAAAAAAGTCATCAACCTCTTCTTTTGTAAGAGGGTCTTCACTCATTGATTGGCCGCCTATAAGGCCAGTAACCTTATTATATGCGTTAATCAAAACACCTATACTTCTGTCATTTCTGTTTCTTTCCAAAGCTCTAAATGTAGAGTTAAGCAAAGACTGGTCCATAAGGCCACGGGCAGACCAAAACTGTTTAGCCCGATCTGTATTGAGCTGGCTTAGCGCTTCTGTGTATGAAGATGTTGCTAATCCATCCCCAAAAGCAGCAGTTTGTCTAAAGTCATAACTGTAAGCTTCATTTATGACATGCGCTCTGCCATAAGAGTCTTTCAAAACAACAGTGTATGATGGACGACCGCCATAGTTCTCATTCGCCATATAGTGAAGAGTAGGAGTGGGAAGTCGTCCGTCCACAAGAACCCCACTACCAACAGAAGCCATTTGCTTTTGAAGGAATGGATTGCCTATGGACGGAATATTTAAATATTTGTCTTTTATATCTGAGTCAATGTCTTCCTTAGTAAGGCTAAGATCATATTTTACTGAACCGTCAGCCATTGTAAGCCCAGGAACTGTAGACTGTGCATATTTCAGAATAGGATCTGTAACAAATTGCAAATCACCGCTAAAAGCATCTATCTCTGGACCTACTCTAGTTCCAACCTCTCTAAGGGTATCGTACATAGCAGCTTTAGGATCCATCTGAGGAAATCTCATAAGCTTGCCCATAAACTTGTTCTTTAGGGCCTCTCTAATGTAAGGGTCTCTTAAAAACATATCTTCTACATCACCAACCCCGGCTTGGTTGGCCATTGCGTAAAGCATTTGGTTATCTTCATCGCTGATAGCTGGAGTTAGAAACTGAAAAAACTTATCAGAAACAAGAGTTTCTCTCCAAGTGCTGTCAAAGAAACCATCAAGATCATCACCATACTTTTCAGATATTACAGCACTGCCACCCCTATTTAAGCTTCGCTCACTTGAAGCGGCTTTTAGAGCATTTTCAATACCTACTCTGTCGGCAATTCTAAGGAATCCTACAGTGTCCTCATCAAAGTTGCTGTAAAAAAGACCCTCATGTTGCCAAGAATCCATAGCTGGATTTGCAGACCTAATAGCTGACATGGTTTGGCCCATAATACGCATGGCCCTATCAGCATTTTCTGGTGTCATTGCTGCTGCATCAAATATTGGCTTGGCATCTGGGTGAAGCATGCCTTTTGTAGATATTGCAAAAGCCGATACAGCATCAACACTTCTGGTGAAGATTTCTTCATCTTGAGAAAGAAGATCAAAATCTGCCAAAGTTCCATTTGAAAGAATTACTTTATCAAAGCCCATAACGCTTTTTAAAGCAGACATTTCTTTTTGAGATGCAGGTATCCTATTACGAAGCTTTTGCTCAGCAGACATTGCAAGCTTCATATCATCATCTCTAGATGACCACTTAGAAGCATAACTTTCTACTTCATTAAGATACTCTTTTCTTGTGGAGTAATATCCACCTTTGCCAATAACCCCCTGATCTTCAAGAGAGGACATAAACATTTCATTTTGGTAATAGGAAGGAGGGTTAGAAAAGCTAGAGGAATCACTTAACTCCATCTGCAAAACTGACCCTGCCTTTTGGACATCCCCAGAGCCAAACTCTATCAATGCTTTATTAAACTCTTCCTTGGCTTTTATAAGATCTTTTAGCTCTATGTGACGGAACGCAGCAAGCATTTCAATTTTACGCATTGCTTCGCTAGTTGTAGAAAAATCAAATTGTTCAGGAGCGCCTAAAACAGCAAGATGATTTTCAAATTGCTGTTTATACCCAGACTTTATAGCGTCTGCATTTTGTGAGTTAGAGGCAGATCCAACACTCATCAAAGTAGCTTGTTGTGTGCCCTCTAAGGAATGAATATCAGAATCAGGATTACCAAACTCTTGCAGAATATCGTAACCATCAACGATTATGCGCTTGTAAAGATCGTTATATACTCCACTTCTAAATTGAGACTCTTCGTCTGACTCGGCATTTTTAATTGCAATCAGTCCAGACATTGTTGAGTTAAGAAGAGCTTTTACCTTAGAGGAATCAACATCTTGATCAGCTTCAGCATCAACTATAATTTGATTTACCAGCTTATAGGTTTCAGAAACACCATTTGCTGCAAAAGATCTCTCTACTTGAGCAACAGCAGCTTTTGCTGTTATTACAGTAGCTTGTACGTCTTTTAAGCCAAGAATCTGTGCTTCTGAGTATTCACCAGAGGTTCTAAGAGCATCAAATATTTGCTCTTGCTCTTCAAGAATCTCATCAACATTTGCTTGTATTCTTGATCTGTTAAGTTCGCTTCCACCGTCACCTTTCGCAGCAAGAACACCAAGCTTATTAGCGTTCTCAGAAAAGGCTTTCATGTTAGTAGCTACGGCATATTCTTTGGCTTCAAGTTGTTGCTGAGCCAAAGCTTTGTTTTCTGCAACAGCAAATGCTTCTGTAACTTTTGGCGCAAGAGCTGCATAAATCTCAGGATCAAGCTCCTCTAAACCAGAAAGCTGACCAGCTAATGATCCTCTTATTTTGTCTGGGTCATTTGGACTTTCTCGCAAAGCATCAGCGGCAGCATCCACTGCATCGCTTCCAGCAGCCGAAACATAACTACGCAATGCAGCTTTTTTGTAAGCAGATAATATATTTCTCTGATCAGCAGGAGAAAAGGTTTTAGAGGCCTCTCCATAATCAAAGTTGGTGAGAGGTACTAGGTTATTGTTTTCATCATAAACAACACCAGCAGTTTTCCCATCAATCTCCGCTTGGCGAATGAGATCATTATACTCACGCTTTCTTTCATCTAATCCAATATCATAGGCCGCTTTTGATAAGTCACTGAATAACCTTGCAGATGATTGAAAGCCGCTAAGATTAGGCATGCCCCCGGGAGATACAAAAGCTTTTCTGCCACCAGTAGCTTTAAAAGCCATTACACTACCTCCTTAGTTCCAGATCCTGGGGAAACGCCCTGATTTATGCTGTATCCCATTTGTGCGCTTTTGGCAAAACCGCCAATAATAGCAGCTCTACCAGCTTGCCTTGAGCCAGCAGCACTAAGTTGAAACTTTCTTCTAGCTGTAGATCCCATAAAACGAATGGAATCTATATCAGCTTTAGCCATTCTAACTTCATCGTCAGCTAAAGCACCTACAGATGATGAAGTGCCAATAGCAACGCCTTGAGCAGACATTGATGTGCCTAATGATGCCAGTTGCCTTCTAAGCTGCCTATTTCTTTCAGTCTCTTGTTGCCCTGCCTGTATTTTTGCGGCAGAAGCTTGCTCTTCATAAGCTTGAGCTTCAATCTCATAAGCCTTCTTCTGCTCCCTTGCGGCAAGCATAGTCAAAGCAACAGAGGCGATTTGCATTTCAACGCCCATTATACCTCTACCTCCAGCAATATGCCGTTTAGCGTTATGGGCAGCGGCTGATCCTGAGTTATTGTAACAGTCCCTTCACCACTCCAGCCCAGAAGATAAACCTCTTTTCGCTGCGTAATAGCTTGTGGCTCAAGTGAAAAATCATCAGTCACACGCCTTATCAGGATATTAG